CTATTTGATCGTTTCTGCCAGCCATTGCCGCAGCTCGGCTAACTCGGTAGCCTGCTCCGGGAACTGAGCAATCAGCTTGTCGCAGCACTCAGCCAAGGCTTCACTGCGGTAGGCGCAACCCACCAGCATCTCTGCCAAACGCTGCAGCGGTGCCGGACTCAGGCTGTCGGTGAAAATCTGCGCCCGGCAGATCAACCCCTTTTCTACGTCAAAGAAGATATCCACCCCGCCCCAAACAAAGCGTTCATTCAGCAAATGGCTAAATGCCGGCGCCTTGCCGAAATTCCATTCCCAACTGCTCTGTTTGGCAAACTGCGCGGCGAAATCCGGCAGGTCGGGATAGACATCCGGTGAGATGATTTCCGCCGTAGCGGTCTCGCCATAGTAGTCAAAGAATGCCTGAGTCACCGCATCGCAGACCTGCTGGTGGCTGATGTCAGGTTTAAATTCCACCAGGTTGGCCACCCGGGAGCGTACCGAGGTGATGCCCTTGGCCTGCAGCTTTTTGGGATCCGGATTAAGATAATCCGCCAGACGGTTAAGATCGGCATTCAGTAATAAGGTGCCATGGTGGAACCCGCGATCCTGGGTTTCCCGATAGGCCGAGCCGGAGATTTTACGCACGCCTTCCGGCGTTTCGATCACCAGATCATTGCGACCCGACGCCGTGGCAGAAATACCCAACTGCGCCAACGCCTGCAGAATGATGCCGGTGGAAAGGGTTTTGTCGTAACCCGGTTTGCCCGCCATAAAGGTAAAACAGGTGTTGCCCAGATCGTGGAATACCGCCCCACCGCCGCTGCTGCGACGCGCCAGGCGAATGCCGTCCTGCTCCATTCGCCGGGTGTTGCACTCTTTCCATGGGTTTTGTGACTGGCCTATAACCACGGTATTAGCAATCATTGCAAACATGATAAAAATAATCATTAATATCAATGCATGAAGTCAGACAGTCTTACCGGTACTCTAAATGACAAAGGAGCCTGAAGGCCCCTTTGTCGAATTACTTAGTATCTTTTGGTGGGTTTGGATCGTGTCCATGCGAATCAGAATTGGCAATCTTCCCATCCCGATTATGGATCACTAACTCACTTTCTTGATTACGGGCAATTGCCCTACCTGCATCAATGGCTTCCTTCTTTGTACCAGTAACAACCGTGGCACGCTTGTTACCTTCACCTTTTACTTGCCATCCATCAGCATGGGGTGTTACGTGTTGATCTTTACCTTTTGCCATGTGTAAGTCCTCTTGATGGGATATCGAGTTCAGATTACACATCTTGAAACAAAATGTACAATTTGCAATCAGATGGATTGTCACCCCCCTATCCTTACCCTAAGATATCTGTGGTTACTTTACCTACTGGGAATGATGTAATGACAGATGAACAATTTGAAGAAAACTACCCGAGGGACAGATTCGAGTACGTTCAAACCAACATGAGAGTTAAAGGAACGATGGGACAGACCGAAATCGAGTCCTTTAACATCATCGATCGTGATACAGGTCAGGTAGTACTACAACCTACCAGAACTGAACATACGAACCTAAACGGGTTGAACACTACGGTGAATTGGAATTGGTAAGCTCAATGAAAAAGCTGGCTCTAATTTGCCTTCCGTTGATTTTGGTAGGATGTGCTCAAGTACAGTACAACGATGGAAAGACCGTAAGCATTCAGTCCGATGGCTGGTATGGTTTGGACAGCTTGCAAAAGACAGCCAACGCAGCTTGCAAGCAGTACGGCAAGTCCAAGGCGACATACACTCATAGTGCTAACATGAACCCTCACCTACCTGCCGGTAGTGGCGTACAGAATACAATTTGGAAGTGTGAATAATATCCAACGTTATTAATAGGACTCGCGAACAAACCCTATATGTTCTGAAAAACACCCGCATTACATTTAAAGCGGGTGCCTATTGTTTTACATGTCATTTCCAATTAATTCAGTAGATAGTATTCTAGTTAACAAAGTGTTTCTCTCACCAATTTTAACACTCAAAAAATCCATCATCTTAGGAACATCATTTTCATTTCTAACAATGATATAGCGTATGTCTTCTGCTGTAAATCCAAGATGAACATCTTTATAATATTCATTACACTCTTCTTTTCCTTCAGCGGTTTTCATCATTTCAGGAGATGCAATAATTAACTTACCTTTCGATTCATTAAAATCTGGAACAAAACGCCATTCTCTTTCATCAGCGAATATATAATTATTTTTATCTGCTCCCTCACGCCGCTTCAGGGTGCCTTGGTAATTTTTCATATAACGCAATGGGTCAATCAAGCTCTTATATTGCTTATCTATTTTTTCATACTCGTTAACAATAGACTTTGACTTTCTCGTCGCAGGTGATTCATTAGCTTGATCCCGAGAGCGAGATATTCTTAATCTTTCTTTGGCTAAAACACGCAGCTCATTATTGTAGTAGTCAAAAACTGGGGAGTTTTTACTCATATATATAACCGGATTCAACCTCTGTCTATCTGCCCAAGCTTTAGTTAATCCAATACCATAATGTCCGTAGCTTTCAGTATGCTGTGTTAGTTGCGTAAGTCTAATGTCGCAGAAAGACACCATAGGAATTCCTATGTCCCTGTTAGATGAGGGTCCTTGAATAAACTCTTTAGCAAATGAAATCTTAAAATACTGAGAATTAAGAATTGAAATTAAAGTTTCCAATTCATTTGTGAAATGGAAAAGAGTTGTAGGATATAAACTTTGAGCCATAGTGACAACCTTGTTTGATTTTTAAGATATCCTTAACTACCACCAATCAATACTATCAGTACCCGCCATACATCATCAAGTGGTATTGGGGGGAGTACTAACCCACAGACCGCCAGTACTGGTAGAATCACGTAATTCCATGCCACAATAAACGTTAGCACATACCCCAAAGCCTGCCGCCAAGTGAAACCCTTACGAGTTTCTTCGAGTGTTATTTCATTCTGCTCATGGCTGTTTTGTGCATCTAATTCGGCCTTACCTTGTTCCTTTTTCTGGAAGAAACTGAAACCAGTCTTGATCAAATCTATGATCGTTCCTATTCCAAACATTTTAGTATCCCTATTGAATAAACCCAAAAGTACTTCCCCTTGACGAACAATCTTGTTTTATCAATGACAACGATAGTTCGTTCAACGTCAAACAATGACCATTGGTACATGCTTCCAAGTTCTAGTTGTTGTTCTTTCTCAAAGATGATATTCATTGTTTCTTGTACATCAACTTCCATTTCAAGTTCTTCATTAATTAGCTTTAGTTGTTGCTTTAATCGTTTCTTGTACTTCTGACCAAGAAAACAAACATTATTAGGCAGTGAGTTACCATCTGGTACTAAATCATTAATTAGAATTGAACGTGTGTCATCTTCATAGTGTTGGTCTTGCATTATCATTTACATTCTCCGAAAGATATATTGGCCCTGTAGGTCAGATAAAATAAGACGTGCCCCGGCTTCGGCGTTTGCGTAAAAGTCATAAACCATTTTACGTTTCTTAACCTCACGAACACCGACAACACGTTTAGAACGGTTTTTCTTACCTTTCTTTGTAGTATCAATCATTCGTTTCTTCCCACCCGAATCTACTATTTTATATTTACCGTTCCTAATGCCAGATTTCATTGCACTGATGTTCCCCTGTGCAGTGAGTTTTGCAACAGACGTTGGTATTATTTTCACTTGGTTACGTGGTTTCACAATAATATCGTGCAAGTACTTGGCCTGATAATCCTTCACGATGATTTCATTAACTGCACCTGTACTTGTTCTTTTGAATCTAAAAAGAATTGCATTACTTGTAAATGGTACTGGCCCACCGGCAATCGCCGCGTTTAAGTCTACTTGCATTTGATTGGCAAGGCGTCTTGCTCTGTTTGACACTTCCTTTAGAAAGTTCTGTCCCGCCCTCTGCCCCTGTTGATTAAGGTATACCCTTGCCTGTGGTATACCCGTTACAGTTCCTTGAAACCTCATGATAACCACCCTACTATCTCTTGAATGATTTTGAATTGCTCACCATTATCTTTGTGTAATCGGGATTTCGTCATAATTGCCTTGTTGAGACAATTCCATTGAGTACCGAACAAACTAATTAATGCAGTTTCACAGTTTGTCGCCTGTTGAACGGTAGGAAAGCACCATAAGATTTGTTTCTTATAGTTATACCCTTCACTGATGTACTGATTAACAACTGTGCTACTACTGGTATAGTTAGGCCAATTTGAGTCTTTGGTATCGTTAGACCTTTTCTTAATGTCTTTGAGTCCTTTATAGGTTTGTTTAACACCTATATAGTACTCCCCAGTACCGGGGAACTGAATGATATACACGAATGCGGCACTTTCCGGTACATCATCAATAGAGAAGTCGGGGTTGAACATTGTCCATCCACTATCGTTGTTGTTCATAGATTACCCCCTAACTACATAGGTAATCATTGAATCAACGCGGTTTGGTGTTTGGCGGTACCACTGTGAGTCTTTCACTTCAAGAATGGCAGTTGCATAGTTCTTACTACTCAAAGCCGCCAAGAATCGTTTAAATCCCCTCGTCTTTGTTAAACCTAACTGAAAAACCATTAGTACTAGAAAATCATTCCAACGTGAATCACTCGGTAGATTTAGTTTTAATGCTTCTACGCCTCTACGTGCAATGGCAATATCTTTATCAAGTAATGTATCTGCCTGTTGCTCTGTTAAACCCTGTGAGTAGTTTTCATTAGCTAGTACAAGATGTCCGTAACCAATCGTTAGATAACCACGACTATCTTTATACGGATAAAACTTACCCTCACGGAAATACTTCAATTTTGTTTGGTACGTTTTAGTACCTTCATATTCTTTTAATTTATTCACTAAGTCCATTGTGACCTCCATTTACTTTATTTATGGAAGACACAAAAAAAGGCATCGAAATGATGCCCTATATTATTTGCTATTGTTTAGTAGTGTTTTAATTTCTCTAATGTCTAACTTAACATCACTTAGATCGTCTTTGATTTTCTTGATTTCTTCAACATCATCACGAAGATCTAAAATTGTAAGTTCTACAACTTGTACTTTCTGTTCAAGTACTGAAATTCTATCATTGAAGTTCTTTTGATGACGGAAGTAACCCTTGAATAAAAACACAACAACAGGAATTATAACAACGGTTATTAACCATTCAGAACCCATAAGTATTTCCTTTATTATTGTACTACTGTATTTAGTATCCAGTGAAAGTAGCTAACGCGACCCTAAAACCACCAGTACCAACAGAATATGAAAAAGTATTCTGTGCTCGAGCTACATAAGTGAGTTGAACACTACTCCCAGTCCATCGAGCCTGAAAACCCGAATAACCACCCGCTGTACCATCGAATGACACGTTAGCTGGCATTTGGCTAATGCAAATCCACGGATTAAAACCAATCGGTTTTGTTAACACGGTATCCTGTAGATCAAATCCTGCGGGTACATCAATAAAATCGACAATACGAGGCATAGTACCGGCACTTGCCGCACTCCATACTAGCCTTCCACCACCGTCAAACACATCCAGATAGCCACTTTGAAGTTGTCCATTAGCTGTTGTTCTCATGAACTGCCCACTGTTGGGCTCAAACAGCAAGGCACCCGGCATACAATAACTTCCCCGGTTGAACCTAAACCATGTAAGGCCAGCATCAAGGGGGAATGTTTGTGAAAGAATACCTAGAGTACTTCCATTGCCGAACTGACTATTGATTAAGAAAAAACCAATATCTGTTAGGGCTGGAAAAACAATTTCAGTACTGAATGCCGTTCCTTTGGTATTTGAATCAATAATTTGATTCCCTGCCGTATTAAAAACTTGAAATCCACTCATGCAAAAGTATACACCTCTATTGTTATTGTCTCTGCTGTGCCATGACCTGTTGGAAGATATCGGAGGGTGAAACCATCTGTACTGGGAATACAACTGTATGTCCTATAATATAACCCTACTTGAACGGCGATCCAGCCTGCGGCCCGCATACCACCAAAGGGAACCCACCAAGAAGTAGTTCCGGCGGTGGCATTAAAATTAACTGTCCCTGCATATCTCATTGAATAGTCGCCAATGTCGGCGACCATTTGCCCGGAACCGTTCCAAGCTTGTAAACCCTGTGCCATTACCAAAGCCCCATTCTTACGCGTAATACGTTATTTTGATCGTATACTTCTATTCTGTTATTATTTATAACCATACGACCACCAGAGTTACCATTGATATAGAAAGTACCATCTTTGTTAATCTGCCAGCCTGCACTATTTGGAGAGTAGTTGTTACTTTGGATAGTGTTACCTATCTTCGCATTCGTGATTTCGCCATCAATAATTTTTGCAGCGTTGATACTGGCATTGGCAATCTTGGCATTACTGACCGACAGATCCTTAATCTGTGCAGTACCTATAGCGGCGTTCTGTATCATGGCGTTCTGTAAGTATGTAGTACCACCCTGTACAACAAATGGGTAGACCTTGGTACTTTCTGCTGCTGAACCAGAACTGATTAAACTGAACCTATCGGCAATGATTGTGAATACTGATTCTGTCCCAGAGTTAGCTAGACCAATACCCGATACATAGCCATTGTTGTTCACACTTACACTCCAACCGGTGTAACCTGCCTCATCAATAATCTCTTGTTTAACTTGTCCAAACTCAGATGACCCAATGATCCAATCAATCACATCGTCGTTTAGCTGTGAGTGCGGCACGGATGTTTGTTGCTTGTACGGTACTGCAACCGTCCACATGATCCCGGCAGACCCGAACACATCATATTGACCGGCCCGGATGTAGTACTGTCCATCGGGGACGCTCGCCCAGTACATGAATTCTGCATTAGTTGTGAATGTCAGAACACCAGAACTAAAATCTTCACTGGCACTGACTTGGAACATTATCCCGGCGTAGTCGATAGGTCGATTTGAATCACTCCACTCGAACACCAAAGAACCAATACCGCTCTTGATAGATAGTCCCTGTAGTAGTGGTGCTTGTGGGTTATGTACGGTGAACTTGGTTTCATCCGAATAGGTTCCAGCATTGAAGCCCTGAGCCTTAACACCGAACGTTACTTGACGGCCTGTGTAGTCCCCTTGGTTCATTGCGAACGTATAGCTAAAGGTGTTACCCGTGACCAAATAGGACTTTCTCTTGGTATTTGACGAATCATATACAGTGACTTCATAGTACTTAAGATAATCCCTCATCGGCTTACCGTTGATTATCAAGCTGCTTTGATCGTTCCATTGAATATTGAAATCGGCTGATTCTGTACTGGTAGCACTGTCCATAGCATTTACTAGGGTTAAACCTGTTGGAGCTGGTAAAGTAAAATTAAAGTCAGGTACAAGCCCATTTACAGTTAATTTATTACTCAAGAACCCAAGGTTGTTATATGCAGCTACTGCAAAGTCATATTTTACATCTGCAACCAACCCGAATAGCTCATAGTCTGTTTGATATGGTGAAGTACTTCCAACGTATGACCAAGCCGTTGTGCCGGTTTCACGATAGTAAATGTAGTAACCTCTTAGATATTGATCGGGGCTTGCATCCCAATCCATAATAACAATCTGACCATTAACTACACCGCCCTTCTTGCTAACTTGCAGGTTAGTAGGAGGACTAACACCAAGCACATTATCAGTTATAGATCCCGGTGGAGACCATACGCCCGGATCTTTACCATCATACATTGCAGCATTATATTCAACGCATGTTAATTGGCAGTACCCTATGGAATCTTGGCTTGAACTAATGTCTTTGCTTAGTACTCGATATTGTCCATTGATACCAAACTCATTAACCTTTATGTTAATAACATCCCATACCTTCAGATCCCAACCTTCACTTGTAACAAATGAGATTGTATTCTGTGAGTATCTAGATTTTAGTAGTTCAACATTAACTAACTTGCTTAGCTGAGTTTGGTCATAAATCCACGTATAGTCCCTTGCTAATGCAATTACTCTACCGTCACTACGTACAACATCATCTTGAGATATATCACTTGGAATACGCATTACATCTGTTGCATAACGTGAATATGGATTCTTATATGATGCATCGATACAGTTATAATAATCAGTACTACCACTTGTCGTAATGCTTACAGTACCGAATATAGTACTTTCGTCAAATGAGGCTACCGGCAAGGATTTAATATCAAGAGTAATGAAAATCTTACCGGCGTGAACATACATAATCCCACCGAAGGTCTGTAACATTTTCTCAATGTTACTTTTATATGACTCTTGATATGAAACAGCACCATTAGACCATAGATTATTTGAAACGCAGTACTGTGCAGCACTACGGAATGAAGGCAGATCGAATAGATTAGGATCAAGTCCCATTCCATAAATAGAGTTCGTCATGTAGTCGTAGATTTGACTAGGGGCATTACTTGAAGGACGTTTGACCATATCATTTAGATCAATTATCTCTAGCCCTTTCATTTCAACAATCATTACATAGTTATCATTAACAAGTACTGTATTCTCTAAAGAATCTTGTGTTTTCTTAATGACAGTACTGATACTTACGACATTATTACCTAGGAATGTGTCATTCCACTTTGGCCCGGCATATTGTTTTGGGAGTGATTTACTATTTGTATACGTACCGCCAAAACGGACTTCAAGTTGAAGAATGTCACGGTACTTTTCATTGAATGTGTTTTTATCAACAATTCCTTCTGTCGTTATTGGTGAAGTTAGAATTGGTTCGTCATCAATGTAGATCTGATTAATGTACTTTGCTACACCCCCCATAGAAATTGCATGTTCTGTGAATAGATATTGTGAACTATCATCTTGAATATTAAACCAAGGAACTATAGATCCTGTTTGAATGAAACTACCATTACCATTTATATCTTTATCTGGGAATTGGCCACCATATATAATTGGCATACCTGTTGCTGGAGATGTCGAACGACTAACACTTGTCGCCGAGTCGCCATAACCCGTAGCCGATCCCGGTAGTTGTGCCATCATTGAAGAACTTACAAGGCTTGCCGCCCCTGCTGCGGCTCCCCATCCCATGGCCGCTAAGGCGGTGCCACCAGAAAAGTACACTGCGGCTGCGACAACGACGGCTGTGATAATCGCACCAAATATTCCCCCGCCTGAAACTTTACCCATATTATTTCCTTTTTATTCTATAGAATTTGCCATTCCGTGGCATATCCAATTTAAATTTGTTATGTCCTTCATCAACTACAAGAATCCGATTACTTACATACACACTCATTTGAAGTGGATCTTCATCATCAATCCAAATATCACCGGGAATTGGATATTCTGTTTGTTCGGCATGTGGAAGTATTAGTTGTGATGTGTACTCAACACCGAGTTTCTTTAATTGGTTTTTGCCTTTTCGTAAAGTGTCATATGTACAAGTACTGACATAATCAGTACCAGCTAGTAGATCTAATACTTTCAAAGCAAGAATATTGCAGTCATTGGTTCCAAGTACATAATCTTTTGCGAGAGCATCAGAACAAATATCAACAATTTTATTTGTTACGTTATAATCCATTACTTATATTTCCATGTTTGCCCCGCGTTAACTTGTCCAAGTAGACTGAAGTAGTTATCACCGGGGTTGTATGATTGATGTACTGAGTTAGCCGCTAATGTTCGTGGTTGTACATCCAGTTTCTTATAAACACTATTTAGGTTAACGGTCATTTCGTTCTTTTGGTCTTGAGGGTTTGCTTCTGCTGTGATGTAGTCAATAAATCCCGAGAACATCATTGAGCTGTATAGTACTGAATTGTCTGCTGGGCTTAGGATAACCAAATAGATATTTACTTTGGCATCTCGAAAACCACCACTTAGTGCAAGTACTCGAGAACTGTCATTGACGTTAGATACTTTAAAACTAATCGAATTATTACTAATCCCCTTCTCTTCATTGAAGCTTGGGAATGAATCACTAATTAGGTCTGGAAAGCTGGTGTATGGTGTACCGTTCAAATTTATATCTACATAACTATCAGTCCAGTGAATACCGGGTAGTGATGTAGGGAAGACATCGACACACTTACAGTGAACACCCAAACTCATCAATTCAGTTATGGTTAGTTTGGTTTTATTACCACCACGTGTTAGGTTCCAGTACGCCAACAATGCGGAGTTTGCTAATAGAGCATCCATTATAAATTCTCCCTCGCTTTTAGTTGTACTGACATAACATTACTAATTGGTAACTGGTATTCGTTATCTGGCAGTAGTACAAATTCGCCCTCAATGGACGTATAACGAATTGTTTCATTTGTCTGTACATTGGCACGTAGATTTGGGAATAACTGAATGGTGTTACCTGTACGCCCGATTATGCGGTATATTTTCCTATGGTTTGAGAACTGAATAAGAGTACCGATTTCGAGCGTATTTGCAGTAGTATTAATTTGATATATCCCCTTTACTGCTGGGGATGTCGTACTTACCGCCCCCACTTGAGAGCCTTTATAAGTACTCAAGTGTCCAAGTGCCATTGTAAACGGTTTGCCTTGTGAATATTGAGAGACGAATGCATGATATTCTGCGACATCTTTTTGGTTGAAAGATAATCCGAATTGAAGAGTGTAATATTGAATGCCAGTACTGCGAGTGATCATTGCACCAGTCCAAGATTCATTTGAGTATCTTGGTTCAGTACTGGACAATGTCACATTGTTTATTTTTATGTTGTTGGTAAATGTCATTTTAACTTCCTTGATTACTCATTGCAGGATAAAGTTTCCTTCTAGATATATTTAGCAATGAAAAAGCCCCAGTGAAGGGGCCATATATTTAGGATTTGCGATTTAGAGTTTAGGATTTAGGTATTACGGGTCTGAGCACTTCTTACGGCTTGGTTTACAGAGTTTGCGTGTTTCTTCAACATTGCATTGAATTTCGCATCATCTCCACTAACATCACCCTGTACGATCAATGGTGCATTGATCGTGTACTCATTCGAACTGGATTTATTAGAATCGCTTTTATCTAAAAACTGTTGAAGCTGTTGGTTTTGCCCTCTACTAACGACGCGTTCCCCTGCCTGTAGAATCCAAGTACTGTCTTTACCCAAAGAGCCAGGTACTGACTCAATACCACTATGTGCTTGTCCCTGTGCAGTAGTTCCACGTGCAGTACTGATAATGCTGGCACCCATAGTGGCTATCTGTGCATACGCTGCCAATGAGGCCGGAAAAGGCGTAGCTAGTGCTTGTGCCAATGCTGCTTGGATGCTTAATACCGTCTGTGCAATCGTAATGCCCTTCTGTACGGCAAAGGCTGCCTTAGCTGCACCAGAACTTTCCCCAAAGACTCCCGCTAACATAGTACCGAGATCACCAGCAGATGAACTTATCATTGCCATTTGTGATCGAGTATTCTCAGTCGCTAAATCCATTGATTGGCGTGCATACTGTGCTTCTATTTGAGCTTTACGCTTTTCATAGTCCTCAGTACCGCCTAGTAGCTTCTCATTGAGTTGCATTTCAAGGTTGTACTTTTCATCAAAATCAGTCTGTTTCTGTGCCGTACCATCATACATAAATGGATTATCACCATTGATGCGTTGTGATTGCTGGTCTGCGAGATATGACTTCTGGCCTTGGTTTAAAGTGAGGCCGCCAAGGTTTTGATTAAGGCTTTTTAGGTCTTGATTCGTATCAGTACGACCGATCATTTCATCGGTGAGTTTTGTCCTCTGCATTGCAGTACTGCTAGATGCCTTACCAAGTAGCTTGTTGAGCTGCTCTTGTGTCATTCCAAGAGTCTTGGCACTTTCCCTAATTTTGTCTTGGATTTCTTTCTGTTGGCGTTCAAAGGCTTTAATTCTAATATCACCCTCGGTTTCACCAATCTGGCTTAGTGCTTGTTCGAGGTTCTTTTGTGCCTGTACTCTTTTAGCGGCTGCGGCCTTGGCGGCTGCCTCTGCTTTTGCTGCGGCAGATTTAGCGGCTGACTCTAGTTTCTTTCGTGCGGCTTCTGCGTCTTTTGCTTCTTTCTCTTTGTTTACCCAACCATCCTTCGGAGCTACCTTCTGAGTATTGTCTTTAACAAACTTCATCATTTCATTAGCTTGTTTTTCTAATCGCTCTGTCGCCGCATTTGAATAGCCTACTTCTTGAACACCATCAAGATTTCTTGCCCATTTTGCAAATGCAGTATCGCCGCCGTAGTAGAATTTCTTCATCATTTCAATGAAGTTATTGCTAGTCCATTTTGATGAATTCATCACATTAAGAATGTCGTTCAATTCATCAACTGTTCCGGCAAGTGCATTAGCTTTCCACAACTGGAATGTTGTACTAAGTGCGTCTACCTTCTTATCGAATTCGGCGTACTTTTGGGCATTCTCATCTGTTAATTGGATATGTTGTTCTTGGATGGCATTCATCAGATCAGTTTCGTTCGAGTACTGCTTCATGATTTCAACTAGTTTACTGCCATCAGAACCAAGAGTTTCCAACATGTTGGTGATTTCGGCAGTACTCTTGCCGGCCTTTTGCATTTCATAGAATGAATTTGCTAGTGCTCTAATACCACCATCGGATTGATTTAAGTACTTGTTAAAGTCCTGTAGCTTAAGTCCGTATGCTTTCATATCTTCCGCAGGCCCTGAACCATCGCGAAAAGCATCACCAAGGTGATCAAGTACATCCCTATTAATATCGGCGTACTTTTCCATGTTAAGGCCAACACCATAGAATGCTTTATCCATTTTTTGGAGCATTTCAACAGAGAGTCCGGAAGCTTTTGAAATTTCATTCAATTCACGCACATAGTTATTTGACGCCATGACAAGGCTAGTAATACCGGCTACTGCAAGCCCTGCACCACCGGCAAAACCGACCAGACCACCACCGAAACCATTCATTGATTTATTGAATTTTTCAAACATGCTGGCGGTGTTACCAAGTACTCCACCGGCTTGATTACCAAAAGTTGTTAGTGCGGTAGTACCTTGATTCAAGGCATTGTTGAGGCCTGTGGTATTTCCTGTTATTTGAAAATTAATTTGATTGCTATTATTTGCCATCTTTTTTCCCTAATGCCTGTTTCTTGATTAGTTCCCCAATTTGTTTAATACTATTTTGTTCTTTTTCGGTTTTCTTCTTCTTGTTCTCTTCTTCACGTTCTTTTGTAGTCAAATGACTATCAAAGATGCCAAGAAAATCCCAGTCATCAACACGGGCTTCTTTACGTCCTTTTGCTGAAATATTAGGCGAAGTACAAAGAATTAAATTACAAAGATTGGCGTACTTGATCATGTCAATTCTTGCCCCATTAGGTTCAATAAATTGATCGAATACCATCATTGCAGAAAATAGTTCTGGCGTAATTTCATTTAACTCTGACAGGGAAAGCCCCCGCTTTGTTAACATCTTCAATGTAAAACGTAGCGAGGGGTCAGATATTATTTTTTTTCCAATTCTTCGACTTCATTGGATTTCTCTGACATGAGATCGACTACAAGTTGGAAGAGTTCATTGGCAAGTACTGCATCGATTGCGTTAACATCAACACGACCAGTAATTTCACCATCACTAAAAACAGGGTCGCCGTTTTCGTCTGTCACACAATGAATTAATGTCTGTTTTGCAGTTGCTAAGCACTGCTCAACATTAGACATGGTTGGACGTTTGATGAATAGCTTTTGACCATGAAATTCAACTTCATGTAGCTTTGGTTTAAGTGTTTTTAGTAGTTGGTCAATATTCATATATTACTCTCCAACTACAGGTAGTACACCACTTGCTACAGCACCTTGATCTACTGCTAGATTGAATTTCTTAGTAACAACTGCATCCTTATCGCCAGCGATTGTAGTACTTGAAACGAAGCAGTTATAAACCACATAAAAACCAGTAGTGTGAGTTGCATCTTCGTAATAACTCAAGCGTACTTGAATGCGTTTTTGTAAGTCTGCGGCTGTTTCTAACTTCTGATGTACTTCATCATCTGGTAGATAGTTAACAGTTAATTCAATATCTGGTACTGATTTTGTGCCGAGCAGTTTACGGTTATATGCACTATTAAAAGTAGTGACGTCGATTACCGTACTTTCGAATCCAGATGTAGTGAATGTAGCGACTTCTGGTACTGTTTCAAATGTAGTTGAAACCACTGTACCGGCAGTGCCGATTTCTACTTTTAGGTTAGCACCTGAGAAAATGTCCATTTTATATTCCTTTATATTTGACGTAGGGAATTCCTTTCCCCACCGTAGTTATTTATTAGTTTCAGGCATGTTTACGCGAACCATTAAAAAGTTCCCTTGTGGTATATCTATAGGGTCGCCGTTTTCATATCCTTCAATTTCATTTCTCAATGTTGGTATTGGTGATTCATGTGTTCTGTGGTATGTATAAATCTCAATATCACCAGTTTGTAGTACTTTATAATCCACCCATACCAGTGGTTGCTTATTATCATTGGTAGGTATTTCGAGTTGCCACACTCCATCACTATTAAAACCTAGGCAACCATTAACAATATACACGCCCGTTCTGATTTTTTTAACCGTAACACCATCTGCTTCTTTTGTAGTTGTATATGAACCATCCGTATATACATTAATAACTGGTGAAGCTCTTTTGATAAAACCAGATCCATCTACAACCGTATTCAACGAATGCCACATCGACATTGATTGAATCCAGCCACGGCCAACAGAACCTGTATTCATTACAACAGTTGGTGTGTCATATCCAGCAGTAAGTAAGAAGAAAGTATCAAGGGTTCTGTTCCATATACCCGGTGAATATTGCGGCACTGGAAAAGACCCTACAATATTTGATTCATTTCTAACCGGTGATAAACCTCGCTCGCCACAAGAAGCTCTAAGTAGATCGATAGTATTAGCATTATATGAATATGCACCATTATAAGTATTACCAACACCCGCCATTGTACTGTTAGTTGGTATCTGTGTAGATGCTGTACCAATGTTATTAACTGCTGCTGTACCCAAACCAAGGTTTGTTCTTGCACCTGCTGCATTATTTGCACCAGTACCACCACTTGTAATTGCCAGTGGAGTACCCAATGTTAGAGAACCTGAAATATTTACATTAGTTCCCGACATTGTTAAGTTTCCTCCTGATGTGTAGATCATCTGGGGGCTTGAAACATTATCACCATTTGGGCGGAGGTATATATTAGTACTACTTCCAATAATTAAGTCACCGTTACTGTTTGCACGAACTTTTGAAGTATTTAAATTCAGTACTGCATCAGCATTAGTAGCTGATAGTGTCATTCCCTTTAACGTTAAAGTATCAGAACTCCCCAACCCAAGGTTAGTTCTTGCGGAAACTGCTGTAGTAGCACCGGTACCGCCATTAGCAACGGGGATAGTTCCAATATCACTTGGTTGTAGCACAATATCAGTACTTAACTCATGTCCATTTACTTTGAGTGTTTTTGGTACAAATGTATCATCGATTTCAGTTTTACTGTATGAGCCAATATCACTAGGTTGTAATACGACATTAGTACTTAATTCATGTCCATTAACAGTTAGTGTTTTAGGTACAAATGTACCATCGGACTCTTCTTTACTATATGAACCCACATCACTAGATTGCAAATCGATGTCAGTACTCAACTCATATCCATTAATTTTTAGTGTTTTTTGTACAAAGGCATCATCTGATTCAGTTTTACTGTATGACGGTACGTTTAATACATTGTCTAAGCCCAAATTTGTCTTCGCAGTACCGACATTACTTAAATCGCTCAAATTTGAGGATATTGTTAATTGTGCATTATTAGTTACATTACCTAATCCAATATCACTGGGTTGTAAATCAATATCAGTACTTAACTCATGTCCATTGACTGTTACTGTTCGCTGTACATATCGAAGGTCTTGTTCAGTACTGGAATAGATACGCGTCCATGCGGTAGACGAGTTGCGTGCATACAGTTTAAGATCGCCGGACTCAGATATGACAAATCCAGAATCACGCCCTTGGTTTGTTAGGCCAATACCAATTAGATTTGCTGATGCTGGGTTATCACTTGAAGTTCCTGGAATCTGAATAAAACCGTTACCTGCCATTGGTAGTTGATATTGTGGAGTGTCTATGCCATTACTACCCACTCCAAAATCGCCTTGGCGTAGTACTGGCTGAACATCTGCAATGCCTTGTGCAACTAGGGTTTCGGGAGTGAAGATAAATGAACGCGTTACTGCTGAATCTTTATCACCTGAATCTGAATACGATGAAATATAGCCATTTAGTAAAATGAATGCCTCTTGATCTTCTGCTTCTTCATATTGTACTTTTACTTGAAGTACTGATTGGTTATCGGCGGCTTGTGTTAGATATTGGTGGCTAATATCATCTGGTATGAGATTCACGGTGATTGGAAACGCTTCAATGGATTTATCACCCATTAGTACGCTTGCATAGTCACTATCATATGTTTCAATTTTTGCTGCTTGATTCTGTATTGCTACTGCTGGAAATTCTGCTATCTCATTGACCTGTTTTAATAATGATGATGATGGGGAACTGTTCCCTACGTCCGAACTATAAAACACCTTGAGATTAACACCAGTTAATAAGTTATTATTCATGGTTAATCCTTTATCTTGTTATTTTTCTATCACTGAGATATTTAGTGTGAAAACTCCAGTACATGTGCCAGTAGTTTTATCTTGATGCGTGTCTTGATTGCTAATAATCCAATCTACGATAATAAAATCTTGGCGGAAAACATGTGGTACTTCCACCCGAAAATATTCAATAATCTCCGAGAAACGAATCATGAATGAGTTCTTGTCTTTCTCTGCTCCATTCACCAATACAAAGTCTATTGAATAGTTTCCTTGGGGGCGTAGATTCATATTAGCATATGACTGTTCAGAGGTTGTCCCCTCGCAAAACAAACGTTCATTCAGTCCTTGACCTTGTGCAAGTGGGTTTGTACTTATAGAGAAGTTTGATAACAATGTGTTTACTGCTTTATTAATATTCAGAATCATCAAGTACACTCCTATAAAAGTAATCACTTACACCCGAAAGATCGTCATCAATGTGATAAATTATCTGTTCTTTTTTGTCGATGACAATTATTGAACCTACTTGTAAATTTGGGTCAGTCCTTGCCGTAAAATAGTATTCATGAGTGAATACCGAATTATCAGAACCTTCTAAAAAAAAGGAGCGGACTTCCTTTATGGCTAGAAAGTCCACTCCATTGTAATTTAAGGTTTCCCCAAATGAATTAAGTAGGGCATATACTTGTTGTATTTCAAATGCCCTCATAACATTAAGCCTTGGTTACAAGAACGAAAGCATCTTTATGTGCTACTGCAAAATCCATATAAGAGAAGCTGCGTAGTACTACACCTTGGCTTGCACGTTTGGTTGTTAGGTCGCGGTCTAGTTCTACACCACCCCATTGAGCAAGGATAAGAGTACTGAAATCACCAATTAGGATTGAGTCGGTAGGTACACGAGTACTGACGATTACGCGAATCTCATCGGCTAGGTATTGTTCATCACGGTAGCCTTCAATCAACATCTTGGCTGCGGTGTTACCTGCCATTGGTACTTGGCGTAGTGCTGCATACACGGATGGATGCATGATAGCCACACAGTTACCGGCATAGACGTTTGAAGTAGCCAATGCTTCAACAGCGTCTTCAATGGCCGCAAGATCGAATGCAGTAGCGGATTGCTGGGTTGCATTAGTAGCAATATAACGAAGGATTTCGTTTTCTAAGTCAGATGCCGCAGTTTTAGTTAGTTGCTCTGAAACAAAACGTTCGGCTGCACTATTCGATAACTGTAGAGTACGGGTCAAGGCAACTGAACCAGTGAAGTTTTTAGGCTTTAGGCTTACAGAAGTGAATGGTGCATCATGCATTGGGCTATCTGCACCCTCTGCAACGAAACCAAAAGTACCGCCAGTTAGTTTATTTGCTACTGGGATGACTAGTTCGCCATTGCCTTCAAGGCCAGAAAATACTTGTGGTTGGGCTACTTGGGCTAATACTGATTGTGCCCATAGTTGATCAATGTATGAATCTGCGGTTTTGCGTACAACAACACCAGCAGCATTAGTAGTAGTGGTAGTGGTATCACGTTGTAGATCTACAACATAACCACGCTCACCTTCAATAACACCTTCAACCGGTGAATTATCAATTAGTGAGCGAATTGCTTTAGAAAGGTTATTTTCCATTGTGATTTCCTTATCATCATTAGAATTTTTTAGTTCATTGGTTATATCTCGAAGGCTCAAATTAGATTCGAGGTAACGCGATACATCTTTATTTAGTAGCTGGCCCAAGGCTTCAATTTCCATTTGACGCTCTTGATCTTGCTCTTCTGTATTTATTGTTTGTTCTGGTTCTTGCTCATTAGTACTATCGATTTCAATTTCTGATTCAGTACTTGATTGTTCTTCTTCTGATTCCTGCTCATCAGTACTTTCAATCTCCGGTTCTGATTCAGTACTTGATTGTTCTACATCAGTACTTTCAGACTCTTGATTATCAATTTCTTGTTCTGGCTCCTGCTCTGATTCAGTACTTTCCTGTACTTCCTCTAATGAGCGGCCAATACCACTTTGAATATCATCGGCTGGAATTGAAACTAGGGAGATTTCGAATGGTTGCCATTTAGTAGCTAGTAGATTGTCACCATCGATACGATAATCTAGGATTGAATATCCAACACTGACCTTGGTAAGAATGCCCTCTTCAACCATTGTTTGATATTTATCGGCAGTACTTGAAAGTCGAATGCTCGCACGACAAACTTTATCCGCATCGATACTAGATGATTCAACAACACCAATGATGTTATCTTTGTCATGATTGAAAAGTACGGCAGCTTTATTTTGTAGGCGGGATAAATCTACATTTTCCGGGGAGCAAAGTAGAATTTCATTTAGAATTTGTTCGCCAAACTCGCGTAGTACTGGTTGTTCTGAAGCAAAGGCTAATTCAATTAGTTTACTATCATTACTGTCATTTCCCTGATTGATCTGGCTGGCTTCCATCTCCCTCTTCATCTGGGTTTTGGGTGTTTTGTTGTCCATCTATTCTGTTATCCTTAACATTTAAATAGTTATCTATTTCATCCTTCTCAAAATCCTTAAGTACATCGCGGTAATCCTGCCCAAGCTCGCTAATAATTTGTTGACGTGATTTCAATCCATTTTCCAGTAATGAAATTTGGTATTGAGCGTCTTTATTAGGGTCTAATGAGAGTGATATAACAGGTGTGTAAGTAGCTTTTACTAACTTTTTAAAATTTTGAAATTTAAGATTTAGTTCATTCTTATTTAGCATTTCTATTTTTAAGTAGTCTTTATAGATCGGTTTCAGTACTTGAACGATTAATGCATTTTGCTTACCTTTAACTACTTGTTGCATCATCCGGTCTGATAACTTCGCAGCACTGAAAGAACTATTCTTGGTGTCATAGAGCAAATTCATCTTGGTTACATTAAGTGCCATTGCTATTTGTCCCATCATTTGATCCATAAAGCTGTCCAAGCCGTCAGTACTGGAAGTTGGATTCACAGTTTGTATTTTCTTTCCCGGCTCTAACTCAAGTAATACACCCGGCTCTAGATACCCTTCGTATGTTTCAGTTGCTAAGTTGGCATCATCAATGCTATTGAGTAAGTCAGTAGTTGCTGATTGCTGATCATCACTGGTAATGAATGCCATAGAACTGGCTGAAACTTTCTTCTGTACTAATGAAGCGTTCACAAACTGCTCTAGTTCTTTAATTAGTCCAGTACAGGCAATGATGTCCGGTAATCCCCTTTCCTGCTCGGCATAGTCCTGAATAAAGAAGTGTATTACCTCGTCTGCTGGAACTACCTCATAGTCAGTTTGATAGTAGGCATAGGTTGTTGGATCAGTTTTACAGATGTGGTAGGAAATTGGTTTTTTGAACTTATCAAAACGAATACCATTGCTGATGTACTCACCATTACTGAACTGTTGATTTCCAATTACAGGTACACGTAAGCTATCTATAATTTCCAGTTTCATAATACCCTCGATCTTATGAATCCTGATAAAGCACTCACCATCACGTGCTCTGGTGCGACATACGAGATTTTGAAAAGTACTTATATCTAGTCGGCCAGTAGTTGAAAATGCATCCGGATCTTCTGCCCACTCATAAAAGAGTTGTTCAATACTCATCGAAAGATCATGATTCTTTGTTTCATCATCATAAATTTCTACATTCGAACGAATACTAATACCGTCTGCACCCGAGATTTGATCGGCATCCATTAGAATGTACTTTCGAACTACTGGGTTGTTTGTTGCTAAATCACGTGCCTTAGTTTGTAGTGTAGGTAAGCTACTCTGAATCAATCGATTGATGTTTGCACCTTGACCAGCTCCAGAATACCCAAACGATAAAGTACTTTGACGACTGACATTGATCGTATTTAAATCACGTTCTAGTTGTGAGGTTCTAGTTCTATGTGGTTTTTGAATATTAGGTACTGGCATTGGTACTTGTGGTGGCTCTGCTACCTTTTCCTGTCTTCTAAAAAAATTAAACATTATCATTCCTTCCTATGGAGTTTGGTTATGCTTTTAATCGGGCGTTGTCCATCACCAGACTTACCATTAAGTTTCAGTAGTTCTTTATTCGCCTGTTTGGTGTATTGGTCCTTTAACCGGTACAGTACATCTAGGGATTCATTTACGAGGGTTTTATTATTAATGCTAGTCGTTGTAATAAGACCACCAGCAACACGCATCTTTATTAATTGGTCAATATCATCCAACATCTTTAGAAGTTCTTGATATTTGTCACTAGATGCAATTGGGTCAATTACGGTAAAATGAATTACCTCACTGATTGACATATCAGTTTTAATTATCTGCGTCCATAATCCAGCTTCCCATTGATCAGTACTGATAGCGGTGGTTTCAGTACTGATCTCTGTTTTTGTTTTATTCGGGGAAACCAATGTAGTACTTTCACTATCATTCTGATGATAGATAATAACCTCACCGATATAAACCTTTTCTAATTTTGTTGTCATATTTTAATTCCAGAATGAATTACGTCTACGTAGTCTCTTAGGTTGCTGGGTTGGTTCCTGCTTCCGTTCCTGTTTCCGTTCCTGCGTGGGACTTTCGTTAGAAGTATTTGTTGTCTCATTATATTTATTGCGTACCCTATGGTTGTATTCTCGTAAAATATGATAAGGATCTGCACCCGTTAATGTATTTAGATAATGCTTCATACAGATATATGCATACACTAGACAGTCCAATGCTTCATTTCGTGAACCTGATACTTTCAATGACCATTGTTTAAAGCCATTCTTAATATCTACCCTTTCGGTGGTTAGCTGATTAAAGTAATCATCGGGCAATGTTTCACTAAATCGTATTGGTGGATTGTTCTTGTCTGCAAGGCAAGTTCTGAGCATCTTATTAATAGTACTTTTAGCGAGGTTAACATTTAGTATCTGTAGTTCATGACCGCCAGTCCTGCTACTTCTGAACAAGGGCTTTGTAGTACTGCACCCTTCACCCTTGATTGGCTTGAACAGAGGGTTATAACTATTGCAGTACGTGTAGACCGTCTGTGTTGCGTTGCCATTCGAGCTATCCAGGAACCCGGCAAGTACTCGTACTGGACGCCCTGAAACTGTTTTGAATACGCCTTTACTGTACTGGGTTAGTTCGGTATAGGCTTTACTGCCAATCTGGTTACAGTCCACGCCGTAGAAGCTTCTATGATCCAGTACATATAGTGTTTTATCTGTGAAGCCCATAGTGGTGCATTCTAGGCGGTCTTGTTGTTGGTCTACCCCTAGTACGATACCTAGTACTTCATCAGGGATTGCCAGTACTGAATTTTCCTCCCGTAAGTTCTCCAACTCGATGAGGTTATGTTCTTTGTTCTCTTCTGGTTCATATGGCAAACCAAGGGAGTTGTTGTAGAAGCTTTGAAGATCGAAGTTATAGTGTGCGTTGCTGAAGTCCTCAACCGTTGACTCAATTGTATTGATCGGACTATACAAGCGGCTAACGTGGTAGCTTGGATACTTACCGCTAGGGTTAGTTACTACCCAATATCCATCAGCGATTGCCCTTACACGCTCACCCTCAGTTATATGAAGCTCGCAGTTCGGACACAGCAACTTGGCAGTTTCTGGTACTGCTTTTTTGCGTCCATTAGGGAGTACTTGCCAATCGAACCTAACGTTATCCCATACTAATTCGTGATAGTGATTGCAACTAGGACAAGGCACATGAAACTTACGTTGATCACCTGCTTCATATTCTTGAACTATTGCATCAAGTTTGTTGGTTGGTGTGGAACCGATCATAATCAAGCCGTCATCAAAACTCTTGATACGCTGGCTGGCTAATGCAATCGGGTCGCCTTCTGAATCATCAAAACTTCCGCTTACTTCATCAAGGAAAATTCGTTTTGTAGTAATACCCCTAAGTGTTGATGGGGCGTTTAGATTGATGAAATACGTATTAGTACTGTCAATATTTTGTTGGGTGTTCTGATTATTTGCGGCGTTCTTATCGCTTTTCTTTGTTACGTAATCTCGAAGAATACTTTGATCAATACTTGGTTGCCATTTACCGTTTTTAAACTTCATTGTACTTGCTCCACTTTGGGAGCCATAAGCCATATTACTTGGATCATTAACAATGAAGTACTGCATGGCCGCCAGCATTACTGTTGATTTAAGTAATTGAGCACTACTCATCATGACGATGCGATGAATATTAGGTTCAACGATTGTATCTAGTACTTGACGTTGGAATTCAAATAATCTAAGTTTTTGCCCAGCTAGGCGACCGTCGGGGAATACTAAATTATCTTCTGCAAATTTACTCGGTTGTATCTTTTCTGGAGGTAGTATCTTATTTATCGTTTTCTTGTAGATCTTCTTGAACTTCATCCTCTCCAGAGAGATCAAGAGAACCAATTTCTCTGAGGGCATCGTCTATTACTTCCTGTAATTTATTTTTTAATGTTATTGCATCCTTGCTTTCAAACAGTTTTAAGTATTCAGAACTTGGAATACTTCTTATGATTGACTTGAGTTGGTGAAAGTACTTTGCCATTTCATTTTCAACGATTGAAACATTGATCAATTCACCACGTCTTTCTTGTTCATCAAGTTCCTTTATGTTCGCGGTTGCAGTTAAATCACGTAGTCTTTCTTTTTCTATTTGTACTTTAGTTGATTCATCATTTCGTAATGGGCTGACAATATTTTGAACAATCCAATGATTGATTTCCATTTCTGACTTTGTAATATCAAGCCCACGATTTTTCCAATCCCGGCTGACAGTACTGATGTCGTAACCGTAACGATCAGCTATTGTCTGATAAGTAATGGTTGTTGATTTTTTAGATGTCATGTCTGTTTAATTCCCTTGGTAAGTCGTTGTTGATTTGAGTCGTTGTTAAAAGTCGATATATATTTAAAATACCGGGCGGCGAAACTACGCATGAGAACAATTCTCATTGGAGAACCTATTAATGATAGTTTTTACCTATCGTAATATGAACATTTCTATATATATATTTATATATCGAGCGTTATTTCATACTCAACAGTAAATCTCTCAATGATTTATGCTGGAAAATTAGATAATCAACCGTACTGGTTGTCAGTAGTGTACTGTACTGAAATATTACATCATCAGTGAGTTCATAGGCTGGAGCGTCTAGTACTAAATCTGTGTATGTATCCTTGATCGTACATGACCATTCCCCCGACATCGTAACTATCGTTTCAATCTGAAAACCATTAATGTTAATACATTGATATAACGATTCACTCAATTTAAAAGTTTTGCATTCTGCTATCAGTTTCATTACATATTTACCTCTACTGTATTTAGGTAAAAAAAAGCCCCGGCGATTAGGCCAAGGCTGGGGTAATTTATATTTCTTTTATTAGTAATAATCCCCTATCACTGGTGTTGGTAATTCTATAGGTTATCAATACTATTGCTGTGAATCTGCATCGGGCTATCAGTGCGTACTCGTTCCTGTACTGCATTACTCGGTTCACGATACACACGGATATTGCTCACCCGCTCTGCGGCAATGCGGCAACCCGTACTGTTATTGTCCAACTGATAGTACTTGTTGTATGTACGGCGACAATCACTACTGAATTGTGGGCGGTAATATCCATCACCAGCCGGGAACAGTACTACCACTTGTTCCCCATCAACAACCCCTACCTTAGCGTTATCCATCCAAGAGTGTGTTGTACTACAGCCTGTAAGTAAGGTAGCTGCAAATAATATCATTACTAATAATTTCATAAGGTTCTCCAACGATTTTTGTTTTATTTATAGGCCGCTGTCGGCTAGAGGCATCATATCAGGCGATCACCCACATCGATAGTCAAAACAGATCAATAATTAGATATCGATCGTTTTTATCGATTGATAATGTTGAATTGTGCGTGTACCTACCTGTACTGGCCTGTGCATTAAAGGCACACACTTGCATTGGTTAAGTAGTTTTAATCGCTTAGGGAGGCGTACAGGAGGTGGGATTATCCGGTGGTACTAACTATTACTTCAGGTTGACGCCCTTTATTGTTAGTACCACCAGATAATAGTACTATACTATCAAACATATAATAGTGGGGACAATACAAGTTCCACATTCAGGTAGAATATAATGACAGTTGATAACATCGTTAAAGTACTTCTATGCATTTTGGCAGTATTATTAGCTTATGCATTCGCAAATATTTATGCGGCCCAGTACATAAAATTAAACGATTGGGGAGTATGGGCAAACTGGGCCGGAGCATTAGCTAACTGGCTTGTTGCAATAGCAACATTAGTGGCGGTATTTAATGTCAAAAGTTGGTTTAAAGAGAAAAATAATTCAGCTGGTTATGATTTTTCGTTGAAACTCATGATTGATATAGATAGTACCCAAGCTGAACAGCATGAATTTTACTGGTACATAAGTAGTCTTTATCCTAATCATACAGATTTAAAAAACATGTATAATAAAATAAGCCTAAAATCATTCCATATATCATCATTAAAAGACAGAACAGACTCATGTCTTCGTTTCAATATAAAACCGTGCTCCGATATTTATTTTTATCTTGAGGAAATGCATACATTTTATGACACCTGCCTTCACCTTTATGGTGCACTAAGAATGGAGGATCATGATAGAATAGCAAGCTTACATACAGATTTGAAGGAAAAACTAGAAAACATAGAGAATATAAAGAAACATATAAAAAAAGAGATTCATGAATTATTTAAATTTCCCTAGCATTCCAAATGAGGGAGGAGATACCCCTCCCTCATTTAATTTGTGATACTTTTGCGAATTAAACGCCCTTCAAATCTTTTTTCGTAGTCAGCAACTATGTTTTTCAATCGTCGATCAATATATGAGTTATGAGCGGCTTTCAAACCTGTTAACTTCATGATTGCTTGAGTAGTAAGAAATTTCTCTCTACCCGAATCACATACATACACTAATAATTCTAAGTTATCCTTAACCAAGAACTCATCAACTTCTTTTTCCATTTTACAAAGTAATTTTTTAAAATCCTCTTTTTGATCTATCCGGTTGACATAGTTTTTCAGTTTCGGAGTTTTTATATCAGCTACGCCTTCAGCACTTAATGTTGAAAAAGAGTTATAGAATTTTTTTAACTGTATTGCTTTTTCTAACAAACTCTTTATATCTAACTCTGTAGACAATGGCTTAACTTTGCCTAGACGTGATGCGATCCATTGTTCTTTGAAATTTTTCTCTTCACCTTCACGCTCGTCGTTATCAGCATATTGAAGTTCTTTGATATACTGGACATCAACAAACACATCCCAATTACTGGTTCTCTGTGACTGGTATAAGAACGTCAATACATCGTTTGGCAGTAAGTCGTAAATCGCTGACATTCGCCGCTCAACTGCTTTGATACTCTGCTCAAGAGATACCAGTTCGGTAGCCATCCCTAACTTATCAGATAGAAAGTTCTCCATCTTGGCCAAAGCTTCCTTTCGAGCCAATTCATCGAGCACACGGTTCTTTTCTAGCTTGAATTCTGTACTAGCGTTGAAGTGATTCTGTGCACACTGGCACCCAATCAGAGCTTCAACGCCGCTCTTAGTTGTACCAAGCCATCCATTTTTGTGCTTCTGACGACAGATCCCTTTGTCAGTACGCACCTGACAGATCTGATCGTCCCGGAAAAGGTAGGTTCCAATTAGTCCCTTGAAGTTACTGGGGCTTATCTCATAGGTAGGGTCAAAGGCGGGACGGCTGCATACTTCATCATAACTATGGAACTTCACAGACTGCTCGGTCATATCTGCCTCTCAGTTGATGAATGCCTGTTCATTAAAACAGCTGTTTAAACATACACCACACTGAGTGTAATAGCAACACCTAGTACTAGATAATGTGTTTGAGATAAAAATTACTACTAGTGGTAGTACATGCCTACTTTTCCAGCCCTGGACCGTATCGCCAACATCGCAGCCCTGGTGTAGAATCAGTACTTGCATCCTCCTTCCCACAGCACAGAGACTCTATGACCAAACAAGATTGGATAATGCAGCTTCGCCGCTGCATCAGTATTGATACCCTTGAAAAAGTAATTGATAAGAATAAGTACGAACTATCTAATGATGAACTTGAAACCTTCTACGCCGCGTCTGATCATCGACTGGCAGAACTTACAATGGGGAAGTTGTACGACAAAATCCCCCCTACCGTTTGGAAGTACGTTAGATGAAATGGGCTAATAGAATTATAATTAGTTTAGTTATAGTACTACTTACCCTTTTAGTACTGCTATTGCTCAGTACTCTATACTACAGCACGGATAAGAAAATGGAACTAGGTTCATTAACTGATTGGATTAGTGCAGGTGCTAACATCACAATGGCAGTTACAGCAGTAGTTTCAGCAACATTATGGTTCACTCAAAAAGCTAAGCTTAACACTCTAGACATATCGCATAAGCTAGCATTCGACTTTGAAAACAACTTGTGGAAAATCAATGAGAGAATGTATTCCAATATTTTATTAAGGAATGAAATTTATCATTATATAGTCCGTAAAACTCAATCTGGAAAAGAAATAGAAAAATTGATTCTTACTGAGCTAAATAAAAAGACAACAACAGATTTATCAGAAATAGCATACCTGTATAGTAGCATTACAAAACTGGAGAGGCACAATGTAGAAATTAAACCGAGTTTATATGGTATATTCGAGGAAGTTATAAAAGCAAGAAGCGACTATCTCAATAGTCATTATACATATCTTAGTGAACTAGCTTTATCACAAGATGACTTAAATAGTGAAAAATTATCCAACGCCATAAACCTTCTTGAGCAAAAAAAGAAGACTCTTTCTAACATTTTTGAGAAAAAACTTGCTAAGCTTGACATCAATAACGATTATGAATTTAAGCCTTCAAAATAATATTGTTAGGGTATGGGTACATACCCTAGTAATTAACATGCTAAACTGCCTTTTTTGTTCTACTCTCAGCCTTTATTAGAAATGCCTTATCTCCATCCTTGTTCCATATGGTCTCATTTAGCCCCCAATGAATTATATAAATCTTTACACCAGAATTTTCTACTATTTGGTCTGTGCCCTTACCAGTATATAGAACAACACAATCCCCACTATTTAAGATAATTGCATCTAGACAATCAAAATCAAAAACATGACGTAGTTTATTAGATATGCTACCATCGCCACGATATGTTGTATCAGTTAATAGATAATTCCAAATATTAACATTGTTACTAGTAGCACGTAGAGTTATTCTCTCTGTAGATAAGCCACCGTGATTTTCCACGTTTACAATTTCAAGTCCCATCTTAACTCTCCTGATAAGTTCATTCTGCCGGAGTACTTAAAGCCGCTATCTATTTTATTGCTAATTATTAATTTTTTATTATTTTCTAAAGATGATTAGATCTACATCCTCATCAAAGCGAGGATTTTTCGGGTGTGTAAGAATCAGTTCGTAATGGTCGCGTATGTTACGGTAAAGATTAGTGAATTCAACACACCATGTATTGCTTGTGCGTCTTGCTTCCCAGTTACCATTTTCATTTTGCTTTAATTTGTAGTTAGGTGATTCAAAATCTAGAAATTCAATCATATCTCTGACCTCAGTAACTTGGCTACAACTTCAACCTATCATGATAGAATCTTTCTGTCTATTGTGACGAAACAACATCAAGCAGTCTTTTTACTAAGTCTTTTGAGTTTTTAATACTGTGTTCTTTTCCTTGAATATCTAATACTGTGATATCCTCTAGAAAATACACCTCCCCCTCATCCCCATTATCTATAACCATATCACTAGTTACTTTCAATACAACCCTTTCCTTTTCTTTTAATAAAATCCCTCTTTCCGTATATATATGACTCTTCATTCCATTTTCGTAATGCCGCCTAATACCTTCAATAACAGCTACTCTTTTGCCAATATTAACAATTTTAACCTCAATTTCATATGGTGCGTCATTTAACGAGTCTGATACTGCACGAGCAGTGATCAATAGTTTTGATCTGTCTCGCAGGGCAGTTCTTGCCGAGAAGAACAATGCAGTACATGCAATTATGAATGATAACGCACTAAAACTAATAGTAAGGAAATCTTTGTACTCGCTTGCGAACTCAATCATCTATTGTCCCTTATAGTTTATTCTGATAGTACTTTATCATTGTCTCATGCAAGTGCCAGTGCTGCATGTCGAAATCACTATCATGAGGGGTTGTAATTGATCGGGTTGGCTTCGCGTCAGTACTTACTGCCTATCGGCTTTACCATTAAGGGCTTCAACAGCCCGATACCCGACAAGGGCTTGTCCCGCGTCAGTTACTAACAAGGCAGTTAAAATACCCAGTCATTTAGTAATTTAATTACTGAGAAAATTAATTGCCTTTGTTCGCAGCGAAGCAAGAACAACAGGCCGACTATTGCGAACTTGTGAGCAATGGGCGTTATATAATATATAGTTACTTGATAAATGCAGTTGCAAGCAACCGCATTATGGCGTTTCTCTTCGTGTTTTGTCGTGCTGAAGCACTCCAAATCCACTCGCTCAACTCCTTTTCATTAATTTTAAGGGGTTTTCTCTTTTTAATTATACAAAAAAGGGGTACATAACTACCTTATATGTATAGGTACTTTTGTCCCCCATTTTACCCAATCCACTATGATTTTTTATGATAGAGATGTCGACATAGGCGTTTATTTGTTTTTCAATACTCTCTCATCAAGAGTACTGAAGTCTACATCGGGATTTTTCCCCTGTTGCTTTGCCTTCCATTTCTTATAAGAAGCAATCAGTTCAGTACTGTTCACATTACGTCCCTGCCATTTACTGAATGCTTTTTGAAGTTCTCTTGGAATTACTCCCGCTGGCCTACCATTTACGCTTACTGCAATATCATCAATGCCAAGGTCTATGTACTCAAGCTCACCACCAAGACTCAAGGCTTGTTGTTCATCGAACACATACACTGTCATCACTTCAGTACTTTCAAAATCCCTCAAACAACCCCGTTGTGCAAACTGTTCCAAAGACTCGTACTCACGGCTACGAACAAGAGCCTGCCCATCAATTTTAAAGAATAGTTCCGTCATACTGACTTCTACTGGACTTGGGCGGCAACTTGCCATCCATACACAAGTACTGTATCCCTGTAGGCCATTCATTCCACGCGTATCAACTGGCACATACTGGCCGCCCATAGTGAATGACTCGGAGTTGTTCCGAGTGTAGTAGTAGTCTTGTCCTTTCAACTCATCGTTGATGTACTGAATAACACGTTCGAAATGCTCTCTGTGAGCCATCCTAAAGGACTTACTGAGTACCTTGGACTTTGAGAAGTACTTTACCTTTAAACGCTGTGTAACGGGTACTGAGCGTTTTCTGAGGCCATCAAAAGTACTTTCCACGAACATATCAGGCTTAGACTTATAAAGTAGTGATTCATCGAATTTATTCGCCATGAATGTTAGGTCACAATCCTTGTACTTTTCGATATCTATCCAAGCCAACATAGTTAATTGTTGAATATCGTCATCGTAAGTACTGATAGTCACGTTATCTAGTACGGTACTCTTCTTTTTGAAGTACTCAGTATTGAGGGCAAAGTGATCGTGGGTATCAACCATTTCGAAACCTTTACTGATCATAGTAACTATGTCACCTGTTGCATCTTTCTTTGATGTTAGGAAGTACTTATCACTTAGTTCGTCAAAGTCCGTGAATATGTCATCCTGTAAGATTGCTTTAATCTTGCGATTCCTTTCATTGATAGACTTAAAAGAGTGGAAGTTCACTACATCGTCCAAGTAAATCTTCCAACCAACTAATAAATTCGGCTCAATCTTGAAGAATGATTTTGCAGTGATGCCCAGTACTCTACCCGTACCTTTCAAAAGAAAATCATTAATCGAGGTATCAACATTACTCGTATGCGTTTCCGAAGTAATCAAATGACCGCCATTAATTCCAGAAAATGTTTGGTTAAGTAGATCTATCTTCCCCTGCACTATGAGGTACTTCTCTTCAGTACTGTTCACTAAGTCTTGTAATTGGTAAGTTTTACCGCTTCCACATTCTGCTTTTATAAACTTATAAATATTTTTATACATGTTAATTCCCTTTTATTGTTTAGCCAGTATTCCAGTACTGGCTTTAATTTTATTTTTTAAACCACCAATCTTTGTACTTCTCTATATTGTTGCTTTTTAGATCAAAATAAAAATTTACTGCCCCATTGATACCAAACTTTTTGTTTATTTCTCTTCTATCACTATCTATGCCAAGCTTGTATAGGTCATTCAAAATGGACTTGTACATATTTTCATCTAGCTTTATAAAGCTCTTACCTATTTCTTTTGTTTTATTTTTCGCCTTAGGATAATGTTCGCACAAACCATTTCTTTTTGTCTGATAGATACCACCGGGTTTTCCCAAGCTACCTTTATGCCATATTTTTTTACTCATTATCGCCTCCTTGGCCTAAAATGATGTGTTTGTTAATTAAGTACTGTACAGCAGCACTTCTTGTCTTTGCTTTTCCATCGTTAATCAAACTATCTATTAATTCGATTTGTCTATCATTCAGACGTATTCCGAATGACGTGTTTTTCTTCTCTTTCATGTGCACTTTTCCTTGTTTTTCAATTGTAAAAAAATACCCGAATTTCACGACGGGTAATTTTGTCTTTGGAGATTCCATTTTTTATTTATCAGATAAAGTAGAAATTACTGCCATATGCAATTCCAAGCTTTTCATCACGAATCACAAAGGCTATTGTACTATCAGTATCAGCACTACTATTTAGTAGTTTGCAGTCATATAAACTAAATACCACTGCCCAGAACACCGAGTTAAATTCGTCTAGATCATTTTCATCGAGTACTAAATCATGTTCTCGGCAATAGCCAATAATTTTATTAACTAGTACTAGATGTTCTGGTAGTTCGAATACTAGTTTTGATAATCCACATGCATTTATAATGTTAAGCTTGGACATTGAATACCCCCAATGCCCATAACAAGGCGATACCCCAAAGGATTGACATTGGGTTAGCGAGTATTAGAATCAGTATTACGAAGAGTGTAGTTAATACGATGAAGTCTTTAATAAATTTTCTCATGCGGTGTTTCCTGTGCAGTTTCACTGTACTTATTTAGTGAAATAACCACTGAAAACACCTTAATTATACCACATTTATTTTCGTCGTTTCATTTTTAGAGAAAAAATCCCGCCCCACATATTATAGCCGAAATCAGGTTTTTTTTCAGAATTATTTGAGAACTGCATCCATGTTCTGTTGCAAATACATAACATCAACAACCCACTGTTTTTCTGGCAAACTTCCGATGTAATTAGCCAACAAAAAGTAATCAGTTACACTTACATTATCGATACCTTCAAAAGTACAAATACCTTCACTCTCACTCTCGACAATACTAAATTCACCACTATTATAAGTAGTAGTATCACCACTAAATGTAATATCAACCTCATGCAGTACTTTAAGTTTCTTATCAGTTATAATAGCATGGCAGTAGACATTGTTATTGTACTTAACTTCTATGATATTATAATCACCAATATTGATGAAAGTTAATTTATCAACCACTTGTACTAAGTACTTCCTCAAACTCATTCGTAATTCTACATTACTAGCATTCAGTAAGGCTGAAATACTTTCACTACTAATATCCGGCAATGGCTCTTGCACCTGTAAATTCAAGATTTCATTTGTAACCTCTTCTATGCGGTCTTGAATATCTGTTAATGCGTTTGCTAAAGGCAAAGAAGTACGTTGTTTCAATATTTTTCTTTCTTCAATCTTTACGATACAGCTCTGCTCTTCAATTTTTAGTTCTATCAACTCTGCCTGTAATTGTGCTTCGCTTGAAGTATCTACATTAGAGATTGAAAGTACTTTACTCATATCAACCTGCTTAACATGGTTGATAACTATTCTTTCAACTTCTTCGAGTCGAATACTTTTCTGACCACAAATTTTATAGTTTAAACGGTTAAGACAGGTAATATAACGCATACCTTTACCGTTTTTCGTGGTTGTAACTTTAGACCCACACTTACCGCAACGTACTAAGCCAGTGATGATGTTATTAACTTCTCTAGTCACGTTATTCTCACGTGGCCTGCCCTTCTTACCTACGGCATTAGTACTTAATATTCTGTTCGCCAACACAAACAACTCATCATCAATGACTTTAGGAAATATGTTCGGAATTAAAGTTATTTTCTCACGAACGAGATTCCCCCTGAGACGTTCATCTTTAATGAGTTTAGATATTGTATTAGGCCGCCATAGTGATTTGCCCGTACTTTTTATCCCTTCTTCATTTAGACGACGGGCAATCATGGGGCTACTCATACCGTTCGTGTACTCACGAAAGATCCGTTTTATAATTTCTGCTTCATCTTTGAGCACTACATACTGGTCATCGTTCGACCCTAACCAACGCGGTAGTTTATTGGTGAATACACGGCCATCTTTCAACGTATCGTTTAGACGCTTTTCCCAGCCGGCAGTACTCCGCTCAGACTTAATCTTACTTTCGTTATTCCCACGAGTAACGATGAGTTCCATGATAATTTTCGACATGGAGTCTTCACGGTTCAGTACAACAGGTGTACTGACATCATGGATTTCAACACCCTTTTTTACGAGGTGCTGTATCGTTGTTTCATCCCAAGATGAACGCCGGGATAGCCGGTCAAGGCTGTAAATGATAAGTGCATCACCCTCACCGATCTTGCCTTCATCTACTTGCTTGATGAATTCGGCGAGTTGTCCATCCTGAATATTTTTGTTGCCGTAAGCAGACAACCCTATATCTTGCCAGTAGGTCACATCACCTTCAAAAAGGTGCCTCTTATCCTTCAAGTACTGCTCTATACGGGCAGTTTGTTCATCAAGACCACTACCTTCTGTCTGGGTTGTTTTACTGATACGGGTGTAAACGTGGGGACGGCGTGTAGTCATGACAAACTCTCAAATGATAATTTTCTCATGTGTGAATAATATCAGAACACCACCGTTTCGGCATTGCGCCATAAGAACAGGATTTTCTGCGTGGTCATTTCGCGGAAGATGCACTCTTCCACGGCCAGATTGAACCAGGGGTCGTAAGAATCGGAAATCAGTAAGCGTAAGTTATTCAT